GTTTCTTGTCGCCATCACTTAAGGGTGGCTTTGCCGGGGCGGCTCTTGGCCTTGGAGAAACTATCCTGCAACCCCAATTGTGGGCAGCAAATCCCGCTGCCATTGGGACGGCCTTGATTGGTGCTGGTCTTGGAAAACTTTATAACAGGAAAGAGGCGAAGATTGCCGCTAAGACGCTTGAGTTGGCAATGGACCCATCTAGAGCCGCAGACCTCGCCCGCCTTGCAGCCTCTGATCCTAATGCGCGTTCATTCCTTGAGAAGACTTCGATGGTCCTCGCGCGCAGTGGTGCTGGCGTAGAAGCTGGCCGCAACCAAAACCAACAGTCTCACGGCGGGCGAATCCATCGTGCCTCCGGTGGCCGTCTCACAGGCATCACCACCGCCGCTATGCTCGTAGCCGCTGCTGAACGCGCCAAGAAGGGCCACGGCAAAGCCACAGAGCCTCTACTGAACCAACCAGACGAAGCGATCACTCGCGCTCTGGCAATCGCTAACCAGCACTCTTGAGGGCCGGGCAATGACCAGCACTTTCAGCACGAATAAGTCTCTTGAACTGCCCGGTAACGGCGACTACGTCAACACATGGAACGTCCCTGTTAACGGCGACATGTCCATCATTGACGCCGCCTTGGGCGGGACGACAAGCTTAAACGCGACATCTGGTAGTGTCACGCTTACGACCGCGCAGTACCAGAAGCTGATCCTGAACGTGACTGGCTCCATCGCTGCGGATGTCACATACACGATTCCGGCTGGGGTTGGCGGTCAGTGGGTAGTGCGGAACGCCACAACCGGCAACAAGAACATCATCATAGCCTCTGGCGGGGCGGGCGTGTCGGCCACGGTTAGCCCCAGCCTTGTGGCTACGGTGGCCTGTGACGGGACAAACTGCTATATCGTGACGGCGAGTACGTCTCCGACTGGGGGCGGCTCCGATCTGGCTTTCTATCTTAATGACATAACCATCACTACCAGCTATACTATCCCCACGGGGAAAAACGCTGGTACGTTTGGTCCTGTGACCATTGGCGGGTCTGTGACTGTCACGATTCCGTCTGGGTCAACGTGGAATATCGTCGGCGGCGTACCTCAGTAGGAGCTTCTTTGACATGCCAATAGCGATCAAAGGAACGGGCGGTGGGGGAATTACGCTGACTGCTGGCGCGGCCTCCACGGACACGACCCTGACGCTGCCTGCGACGGATAGCACGGTGCTCGGCTCTACAGCGGTGTCGTCGTCTAGCACGAACACTGTGACGAACAAGATTGCGGTGAACATTAACGGGACTGTTTATTACATTCTCGCATCCACCTCTGGCACATGAGGACGCTGAAATGCCCTTGAATATCGGATCAACGGCTGGAGGCTCAGTCACTCTTACGTCAGGGTCCACGGCTTCCGCGACGACGCTGACGCTGCCTGCGGTCAATGGGACGGTACTGACGACTGGAACGACGCTGACGGTGGCGCAGGGCGGCACTGGCTCCGCATCGTTGACTGCGAACAATGTGCTCTTGGGGAATGGGACGAGCGCCCTTCAGGTTGTTGCGCCGGGGGCGAACGGTAATATCCTGACCAGCAATGGGACGACTTGGGCCAGTTCTGCGCCTGCGGCAAGCGTGACTGCTTTGGCGGCGGGCACCGGAATTAGCGTGTCGGGCTCCACCGGATCGGTGACTGTCTCCAATACGGGCGTGACCTCTGCTGCGGCGGGCACTGGAATCAGCGTTTCGGGTTCGACTGGCGGCGTGACATTTACCAATACTGGCGTAACCTCCTTAACTGCGGGTGCTGGAATCAGCGTCTCTGCCTCCACGGGATCGGTGACGATTACAAATACGCAAACTGTCATCCCGGCTGGCACTAACATGCTTTTCTATCAAGCGGCTGCACCAACAGGTTGGACGCAAGTGACATCTGTCAATGATCGCGCACTGCGCGTCGTAAGCGGGACAGGTGCCGGGACAGGTGGAAGCATTGATTTCAGCACATTATTTAATGGTAGCTATCAATCAGGCTCTACTGCCATCACAGAAGCGCAGATGCCAAGCCATACACATGGCGTCAATGACCCCGGCCATGCCCATAATATAAGATACATAGACACTCTTGGCGGCCCGGATCTTGGGTGGCAGGGAATCATAGGGAATATCGGCGGCGTTGAAAGTTTTGGCGCCCTCACAGGCATCTATCTTAGCTATACCGGCGGCGGAAACGGACACACCCACACGATCCCTAGTCTGCAATATGCAGACGTAATCATCTGCACGAAGAGCTGACCATGCAACTTAAGCAAGGAACATTCTGCCCGCTTATCAAGAAAGACTGCATTCAGACGCAGTGCTCTTGGTTCACGCAACTTCGTGGGGTTCATCCTCAGACTGGGCAAGAAATTGATGAATGGATGTGCGCCATCTCTGCCATGCCAATACTACAGATTGAGGTAGCAAAACAGGCGCGTAGTGGCGCGGCTGCAACTGAGAGCTTCCGCAATGAAGTTGTCAAAACGGCGCACGAGAATCATACTATGAAAATGTTGAACGCAATTGGACTTAATGGGGACAACGATCTTCCACGGTTAACTTGAAAGGGAATACTATGAGTACCTTAAGGACCATCAACGTCATCCACCCCTCGGGCTCAACGACCAACATCGTCAACGACAACGCTGGCAATGTGGCCGTGGGTGGGACGCTTGCTATGGCGTCCAGCTTCAAGCGCAACCGCATCCTCAACGGCAACATGCTCATTGATCAGCGGAATGCTGGGGCGAGTGTGACGCCTGCAATCGGTGTTTCTACTTATACCGTTGATAGGTGGTGTACATACCAAACGCAATCTAGCAAGTTTACAATTCAACAAAACGCTGGGTCCGTGACGCCGCCAACAGGGTTTACTAATTATCTTGGCGTTACAAGTTCATCTGCCTATTCAGTCATTTCAACAGATACATTTTCTGTCCAGCAGTACATTGAAGGGTACAACGTTTCTGATCTTGGATGGGGAACCGCAAGCGCAAAAACAGTTACGTTATCTTTCCAAGTCTATTCTTCGCTGACGGGAACATTTGGCGGTGCTTTGAGCAACAGCGCCGTAAGCCGCTCATATCCGTTTTCGTTCACAGTTGCGTCTGCAAACACTTGGACATCTGTTTCAGTTACTGTCACCGGAGACACGTCTGGGACTTGGCTCACAACCAACGGTGTTGGCATCAGGGTGTATTTTGGGCTTGGTGTCGGGACAACGCAAAGTGGAACTGCGGGTGCGTGGGCATCTGCTCAATATCAGTCAGCCACAGGCGCAGTCTCCGTCGTCGCCACCTCCGGCGCAACCTTCTACATCACTGGCGTCCAGCTAGAAGTCGGCACCAAGGCCACGCCATACGAGATGCAGATATACAGCGATCAGTTGGCGCAGTGTCAGAGGTATTACTATCAAGGCTTCCTTTTGGCTGGGATTTGGGGTGGAACTGCCATCCAAGCTCTTCTTTCAACCCCTGTCCCAATGCGTACAACTCCAACAACAGGAATAACTGGCACTGGCTATTTACAGTTTACAGACACGGTAAATGTTGGCGTAAGCCAGTCTGTTGCTGGATGGGGCCTAACTTCACCCACTGCGCAAAATCTTTCAGCTAATTACCAAACATTCCTTTGGGCTGCTGGAGACTTTGCGGGATTAACTAGCTACCGTATGTACTACCAATCTGATTACACCGGCGGGACTAACAATCTCATAACCTTATCTGCGGAGCTTTGACCATGTATACTGACGCAAAGTATGTCATTGTTCCGCCCTCAACGCAGAACACTTACATTTCTGTGCTGATCGATGGGGCGGCGAGTGGCGTTCCAATTGACCCCGCGAACACCGACTATCAGAACATCATGGCCCTCGTCGCCGCTGGCAAGTTGACCATCGCACCCGCGAGTCCGTAATACCCATGCTCTGGCGCGTCGGAGACTAGAACGTGAGCAATGCTCAGATCCCGAACTTACCGGCGGCTACGTCCCTCAACGGCACGGAGCAGCTTGAGATTGTTCAGGCTGGCACGTCACGTCGCACCACCACTGGCGCGGTATCTGGACTAACCCCCGGCCCGACCGGTCCCACGGGTGTCGCAGGCCCGACCGGAGGCCAAGGCCCGACCGGCCCTACAGGCAGCACCGGCCCCACCGGAGCCGCCTCCAATGTGACTGGACCGACCGGAAGCACCGGCCCGACCGGCCCGACCGGAGTAACCGGGCCAACAGGCGCCGCATCCAACGTCACCGGCCCCACCGGCCCGCAGGGAACCATCGGCCCCACGGGCGTAGCGGGGCCTACGGGGCCTACGGGGATAAACGGCGACATCGGCCCCACGGGCAGTACGGGGCCTACGGGGGCGGGCGCTGCTGGCCCCACGGGGCCTACTGGGCCGCAGGGAATTGACGGTCCTACGGGGCCAACGGGCGTCACCGGGGCGGCATCGACCGTGCCCGGACCTACGGGCAGCACTGGCCCCACGGGAGCCACGGGCGCTGCCTCCACTGTTGCTGGCCCCACTGGCCCGACTGGCCCCACTGGCGCGGCCTCCACCGTTGCTGGCCCCACTGGGGCACCCGGCACATCATCGAGTCTGTTCTTGTACCGCGCCAACACGGGTGCCACGTCTGGCTACCCCGGCGACGGCGACGTGCTTTGGAATAACACTGCGCAGACCAGCGCCACGCAGATCAACGTCAGCCATTTGACGGATGATGGCGTGGACATTGACATCTTCTTGGCCCTCTTGGACGTTGGCGAGCAGATCATCATCCAGAGCCAGAGCAGCAGCGCCGACTATCAGACTTGGACAATTTCGGGGACGCCAACCCATTACAATATTGGCGCGGCCAACGCTTACTGGGCGTACCCCGTCACGCTGACTGCCTCTGGCGGGGTGGGCACAACCAACTTCGCCAACGGGGCGGCATTGTTCTTGGCGCTCGTGAACGGCGTCAGCGGCCCGACCGGACCCGCAGGACCGACCGGCCCCACCGGAGCGGCGTCTACCGTGGCGGGGCCAACTGGCCCGACTGGCGGTTCCGGTCCAACAGGGGCCACAGGCGCAGCGTCTACGGTGGCTGGCCCGACCGGCCCCACGGGCAGCGCAGGAACGAATGGAGCCACTGGCCCCACCGGAGCAGCTTCGACCGTTGTTGGCCCGACCGGCCCCACGGGAAGTGCCGGAAATACGGGATCTGGCGGGCCAACTGGGCCAACCGGAACGGCGGGAAGTAATGGGCCTACAGGCCCCACCGGGATCGGTTACGCTGGCCTGACCAGCAGCACATCGACACTGATCGGCACGGGCTCCCTGACCTTCACCACCAATCTGTCTGCAACCCAGACAGCCTTTGCCGTTGGCGAGCGCGTCCGCATCGCCTACACGGTGACACCCACGAACTATGTCGAGGGCATCATCACCTCGTTCAGCGGCACGACGCTGGTCATCACCTCTGACGCATTTGGCGGGTCTGGCACCTACACCTCGTGGAACATTGTCGCTGCTGGGAATGTTGGCGCGACTGGCCCAACCGGAACCAGTGGAAGCGCCGGGGCTACAGGCCCCACTGGGCCTACGGGCGCGGTATCTACTACTCCCGGCCCCACTGGGCCCACTGGCCCGGCTGGAACCGGCACCAACATCTCGGTGTCTGACGAAGGTACGCTGCTCACGTCCGGCGTCACTAGCTTCAACTTCACTGGCGCGGGCGTCACGGCAACGGCGGCCACCAACGCCGTCACGGTGAATGTACCGGGTGGCGGCACCTCAACTGGTTCCAACATCTTCCTAGCTGACTTCTTTGGAGGCTTCTAATGGCCGTTACATCAACGCCGATCTTCACCCAGACGCCTAACGTTGGTGCGTTAAACGCCATCGTCTCCACGGCGATGACCAACACTAAGGCATTTGACGGAACCGAAGCTGCGGGTACGGCTTTGGCGCTCTGCTACACCGCTGGCGCAAACGGATCTCGCATAGATCAGGTGCAGATCAAGTTCTCGTCTACCAACGGCGCGACTGCATCCGGCACATCGAATGCCACCGTGGTTCGCTTCTGGCTCAACAACGGATCTGCCAACACCACTGCGGGCAACAACATCTTCTTCGGTGAAGTGGCTTTGCCAGCCACCGCTGTCACGGCGTTGGCGACATCTGCGAACACTGTTTACACTTTGCCTGTCCCGCTGGGGGGTCTTAATATCCCCGCCACCTATCGTATCTATGCCGGGTTGACCGTTGCCGCTGGCGGGACAAACATCGCGATTGCAGTCAACGCTGTTGGTGGGGATTACTAATGGCGACTTCGCAGCAACTCGCGGCTTTTAATTATGCTGTGCCGGGGCCACTGGTATGGAATCCAGTGCAAAGCGCAAGTTTCAACGCTGTCGCTGGCAATGCTTACCCGGTCAACACCACATCCGCTGCGATTACAGTCACGCTTCCTGCAAGCCCCGCTCCGGGTCAAGCAGTGCAAATTACGGATTATGCCGGAACATTTAACACCAACAATTGCACCATCAACCCGAACGGCAACAAAATTGGTGCTTCTACTTCCAATCTAGGATTGGTACTTGCCCGTGAGTCCATCGCGTTTGTGTACATCGACGCAACGCAGGGGTGGTTGCCTTATTCTGGCTTAACATCAAATATCCTCTATGTTGTGCAATATTTGATTGAAGCGGGTGGAGGTGCTGGTGGTGGTTTGAGTGCTGAAGGTGTTGGGTGCGGCGGTGGCGGAGGCGGAGGTTATATTTCTGGGTCTAAAAGTGTAAACTCGGGGGACTCGTTTTCTATCACAGTTGGCGGCGGCGGAACTGGAGGCACGTCAACGGCGTCTACGAGCGGCACAAATAGCACTGCCAATTTTAACGGTACAGAAACAGCCGTTGGTGGTGGGCGAGGGAGCGGCAACACTTCTGCTGGCGGTGGTGGCAACTATGCGCCTGCAAGTGGTGGATCTGGCGGGGGCGGTGCATATACTAATCCAACTGGAGCATCTGGAACATCGGGTCAGGGTTTTGCTGGAGGCACAGGGCAAGCTGGTGGTGATTATCCCGGCGGCGGCGGCGGCGGCGCAGCTGCGGCGGGCGGTAGCCCAGCCACCACCACTAGCGGTGGCGGAACTGGCGGAGCAGGCTTTAATTGGCTTTCAATTGGAAATTCGTATGGCGGCGGCGGCGGCGGCGGAACTGGAGCCGTGTCTGGCGGCGGAACTGGGGGCACAGGCGGCGGCGGTAACGGTGGCAATCGCACTGCTGGATCGAACGGAACAATAAACACGGGCGGCGGTGGTGGCGGCGCTGGTCGTCTTACAACATCTGGAACGCTTCTTGGCGGCAATGGCGGGGCTGGAGTCGTTGTCGTGCGGTACTTTGGCGCGACCAAAGGCAGCGGCGGCACAATAACATCTGCTGGCGGCTACACTTACCACACATTTACAACATCTGGCACGTTTACGGCTTGAGGAGGCATCATGTCACACTACGCAAAATGCCTCGACGGTAAAGTTCTTCAGGTCATCGTCGCTGAGAAAGAGTTCTTCGACACGTTCGTGGACTCGTCCCCCGGCGAATGGATACAGACCAGCTACAACACCCGTGGCGGGGTCCACTACGGGCCAGATGGTAAACCTGACGGTGGCGTTGCCCTGCGCGGAAACTACGCCGGAATTGGCTACACCTATGACCGCCAAAACGATGTGTTCTATGCGCCGCAGCCATATGCTTCGTGGACCTTGAGCCAGACCACATGGCTGTGGGAGCCGCCTGTAGCGTATCCGACTGACGAAAAACAGTATGTCTGGGATGAGGCTACGGTGGGTTGGAAAGTCATGCCGTCTCTCTCTGCCGATTAAACGAAAGACCCCAGCCTGATTGAACGGGCTGGGGCAAGTGTTTCGAACAAATCACTGAAGAGACCGGGCGCACAAGCAGCAGACGCAAAACCTTCGCTGCATGTAAGCCAAGGACTATTCCTTGACCTAATTAGTGTCTCACGGGGCTTTGGAATCCGCAACGCTTGCCTGCTTTGATTTAGGCGGCAGATAACAGAGTTCTGCATGTGATGTGCAATAGGCCCCACGCTTTCGCTCATGGCCGCAGTACCTCACAGACACGGCGGCGTCTG